AGCTTATGGAAAAAAACTCCAAAGTCATCTTCATTGGGTTAAGCGCTACACCTTACTCAAAGGGTTTGGGTAAGCACTATCAAGACCTGATCGTTCCGATCACGACTGAACAACTTTTAGATCAAGAATACCTATGTCCAGTGAAGTATTACGGCGGCAGCCATGTTAATTTGAAAGGCATCAAGACCAAACGACTTTCTACAGGTGGTTCGGATTACGATCCTGCGAGTCTTGCCAAAGCGACAGAAGATGACCAAAAGTTAGTCGGAGACATAATTGAAAACTTCAAGAGATTCGGGAAGGGGCAGACGATTGCCTTTAGTCCAAGTATTAAAACGTCGAAGAAACTGGTTCAGATGTTTCGGGAAGCGGGAATCACGGCAGAGCACATCGACGGATACATGGACGATGAAGAAAAACGAATAATCTACGAAAGCCACGACGAAGGTGACTTTCAAGTCTTGAGTTGTTCGCAGCTTTTAAACACGGGTTATGACGCACCGAAAGTCCAGACGCTAATAGACCTAAAGCCTACTAAAAGCCTGATCAGCTACATCCAGCGAGCAGGTCGGATCATGAGGCTTCATCCAAACAAGACTGAAGCGATCTATTTGGATCATGCAGGCAACGTCCAGTGGCATGGCTTTCCCGAGTCTATTGTTCCCGAGACCTTGGACTCTGGCGATAAGACCTATAACGAACGTGAGCTTGTAAAGGATAAGAAAGAGGCTGAGTTATCCGTTTGTCCACAATGTTTCCAGCATTTCGTAGTAAAGTGTGCCTGTGGTTACGAAAGACCACCACGGCAAGTCTTGAAGTCCGATAGCCAGATTCTGAAAGAACTCAAGAAGGCCAACAGGGAAACGTCTAAAGAAGAAAAGTCCCTATGGTTGGGTCAGTTCCAGTTCTACGCCAGGAAAAAGGGCTATAAGCCTGGATGGGCAAGCTTCGCTTATAGAAGCAAGTTCGGCGTCTGGCCCAATGCGATAACGCCACAACCGACGATCCACATCACGGACGAAGCCAAGAACTACATCAAGCATCTACAGATTAAAAGGATCAAAAGTGTTAGCTGACATTCTTCCGCATCTCAACGGAGTTGAAAAAAGATCAAACAAACTATGGGCAATCTGCCCAGCCCATCCAGACAAAAACCCCAGTTTGTCGATAAAGGAAGAAGATGATCGAGTCTTGATGCATTGTTTCGGCTGTCAGGCGAACGGGATTGAAGTCATGAAAGCACTGCGGCTATCCCCTAGCTTATTGTTCCGTGATCCCCGTAAGAACGAGATTCCACGAGCCGTGATGGAGAAGGCAGAAGAAGACCTATTCTTTATCGAGATTTTTGAGAACGAGAAGCGCAAAGGCTCAAGGATTACCTACAACGATCTGAAGCGATACCGACTAGCGAAGGAACGGGTTAAGTTATTAAAAGCATCATAAAAAAGGTAAACAAAAGTGTTGACATTGGTATTCATAGGATTATTATAAAGGTCAGGGATTAAGGGAATCCCACAACAAAGGAGCAAAGCAATGGGAATTAAATCAGCAAAAACCGCAATCAAAAAACTTAAGTTTGAAGATCTTAAAAAAGTAGATGGCGAATGGTGTTGGGTTAAAGAGCCGATCAAGTGGTTTGAAGATGATGAAGGCCGATTCAAGATCACTGACGAAAACGGCGGCCCGATTGTGATTGATTATTATGACTATTTCCAAGACACAGGTGGCATCCATCCCGACCTGATCAAAGCGGCAGAAGACAACGGTTGCTATTGGGAATGGGAAAACCCAGGCTCAATCTCATTGGCTTGCTAAGGGGATGAGCATGAAACCAACCAGAACAGAATTGCTTTTAGCGTGGATGACGTTAGTCAAAGTCTTGGATCATTACGATTCCAAGCAAGTCGATGAATGCGATCAGCAGATGATCCGTTCAATCCTTAAACTTCTCAACGAGTTACAGGACAAGGAAAAGTGAAAATAGTCAGGGGAATCTACCGCAAGCCAAACGAGGAACTAGAACGAGTCGTCTATTCTCATACCACCAATGGCGTATTGAACCAGATCAAGATGAAATGTGGGATCGAGTACGGTCAGCGTAATTGGAAAAAAGACGTGGATCTCAAGCTGGATCTGTTACAGTTTGAGGCTAACGCTAAGGGCATTATTAAAGCCCTGAAACAAGGTTTAACAGACGGGTTGGACTATGCCGAGTAACTATCCTGACGACATGCCCTTCTGGGATGAGTTCTTTGACAGGTTTGAGCCTGTTTGCCCTGTTTGCGAAGGTGAAATAATCAAGCACGAATCACCACCGCAAGCATCATGTCTTCAATGCGATTGGTGCGTTGATCTAGTTGACCCGAACACGCTACCACGATGAAAAGACTCTACCTTATTGGATCAATCAACGGCTTCCTGATTTTTTCCGTTTTATTCATCTTCACGCTTCCGCTATTATTCATCCTGTATTGGCTAGCAACCAAATCAGCCCAAATGTGGTGGATCTATGACCAACGTAACCAAGATACACGCCAACAGGTTATCCCAAGCACTGCACGAGTTGTACAGGAAAGCGGAGAAAGGGGAAATCACATACATTGAAGGTCTGGTTCAGTGTGAGCTTGGTGAATTCGTGGAATGGCGATTAGTCCAAGAAGGCGAGAAGTCCTACGATCAAATGCATCTAATTAACCAGTTGGGCTATCACGATCTAATCAAACGAGCAATCGTTGAAGACATTTGCGAGGTTACTGATGAAGATTGACATAAGGGCTGACATCAAAGCTGCAACCAAGAGCCTGAACAGGATAGAACGCAAGCAGATCCCATTTGCGACTATGCTGGCGTTGAATGATGTGGCTTTCGGCGCACGCAAAGAACTTCAAAAACAAGCTAAAAAGAAGTTTGATCGTCCTACACCATTCACGATAAGCGGATTCCAAGTAGTCAAAGCCAAGAAGCGAGAATTAACAAGCGTTGTGTATATCGACGATAAACGCTATGAGTATTTGAAATTCCAAATTGATGGTGGGGTTAGGCTGCCTAAGAAACGTGCATTAGTCATCCCGACTACTAATCTAAGGGTCAATAAGTACGGCAATATGCCAAGGCGCAAAGTGGATACATTGCTTAACAGAAAGGATACATTCAGTGGAACGCCACGAGGCGGAGGCAACAATGCCAATGCAACGCCAGGCGTATGGCAACGAAAGAATAAGAACAAAAAGCTAAAGAAGTTGGTGAGCTACGAGGACTATGCCAAATATACGCCACGGTTTAATTTCCAAAAGATCGTTAAGGGATATGTCAAAAATACGTTTCAAAGGCACATGGAAAAACGATTGACCCAGGCGCTTGCCCCAGGTCGTTAAATGACCTATGCTTCGCAAGTCAATCATAATCATGACAAGTCAGGGGAAATGATGAATAGACTAACTAAGATTCTTTTAGGAGCATCAATCATAATTGCATTGGCATGGGTAGGTAACACTGATCATGACCATGCAGTACAGCAAGCGGACACGTACACGTACAACGTCTGTAACGGCTATCATCCTGACTATGCCAACCGAAGGCCATCATGCGACTAAAACGCCTCAGAACGGCTCTACGGGCGTCTCGTAGGTACTTTAAGACACTTTGGTCGGGAGGCCATTCGCACCTCGGATTTCGCCTAGCGATAGAATAAACAGAACCTAATTAAGAACTTTTAGTTATATGGCAAGCACAGGTGGAGTAAAACTAGGTTCATCATACGATGAAGCCCGTACTAGGAAGGTCAACGCAGAGGCTGAGATCGCTGAACTTGAATTAGCGAAGGTCAGGGGCCAGTTAGTCCTTGCGGAAGATGTGGTAAAGGCTTGGATGGATGTACTAGGAAATCTAAAGTCTAAGCTGACGAACATTCCTGCTAAGGCAGCGCCGATTGTAGCGTCTGAATCTGAGGCAGGTATGATTCAGCACATTTTGACAGATCTAATAAACGAATCGTTAGAAGAACTAGCAGCTTATGACCCAAAAGTTTCAGCGACAAGGATTAGCAAATCTGAAGCAGCACCTGAAGGAAGCGATGACGGTGTTGAAGCCGCCGCCAGTCCTAAGCGTGGCAGAGTGGGCAGACCAAAGAAGACGACTAGACTCGCAGACTAGCGCTGAAGCTGGCGTATGGCGTACCAGCAGGGCTGAATATCAGCGTGGCATCATGGATGCTTGTTCAGATCCGAAGGTCAAAGAAGTCATTGTCATGGCTGGTGCCCAGTTAGGCAAGTCTGAAGCGTTACTTAACATCATTGGGTATCACATCGATCACGATCCCTGTCCGATTCTGATGTTGCAACCAACTGAGTCTATGGCTCAAGCCTTTAGTAAAGACCGAATTGCCAATGGACTTTTACGTGCTACGCCTGTCCTTCAGGGTAAGGTCAAAGATCCACGAGCAAGGGACTCAAACAACACGACACTTCATAAGATCTTTCCTGGCGGCAGCATAAGTTTGGTCGGGGCCAATTCACCATCAGGCTTGGCATCACGTCCTATCAGGGTAATTTTGGCAGATGAAGTCGACAGATTCCCTGCATCTGCTGGATCAGAAGGTGATCCTTTGGGTCTAGCGAGGAAAAGAACTGCAACATTCTGGAACCGCAAGATCATTGCGGTATCTACACCGACGATCAAAGGTGTCTCTAGGATTGAGGACGCATACGAAAAATCAGATATGCGTGAATACTACGTCCCGTGTAAGCATTGCGAACATCAACAGACTTTAGTTTGGGCTAACGTCCGATGGCAAGATAACGACCCTGATACAGCGGCGTATATGTGTGAAGAATGCGGTGCTTTGTGGACAGATGCCGATAGGCGATGGTCTGTTCGTAATGGTCAATGGGTAGCCAAGACCGAGTTTAAGGGTATAGCAGGATTTAAGATTTCTGGATTGTATTCGCCATGGACTCCGTTAGCAGATGGCGTAAGAGAATTCCTATCCGTTAGGAAGAACCCAGAACAGCTAAAGGTATTTTGCAACACCTACTGGGGTCAAAGCTGGGAAGACGCAGGTGAGTCCGTGGATCAGTTCTCATTGTCGGAACGTCGTGAACCCATGGAGTTTGTGCCAGAGGAAGTAGCATTTCTAACTGCTGGCGTGGATACGCAGGATGATCGACTTGAAATCTCAATCATCGGTTGGGGCAGAGATGATCAAAGCTGGGTTATTGATCACAAGATTTTGTATGGCGATCCGTCTACGCCTCAGATGTGGGGATTGCTAGATCAGACATTAGGCCAAGTCTATGAGACAGAAGATGGCCGTCAGATCGTCATCCGTAGCGCTTGCGTGGATTCAGGCGGTCACTTCACCAATTCGGTCTATGCTTATTGCAAAAAGAACTACGGCAAACGGTACTTTGCGATCAAAGGTGTTGGCGGTGAAGGAAAACCAATTGCAGGCAAGCCAAGTAAAAACAACTCAATGCGCTGTCCGTTGTTTCCGATAGGCGTTGATGCGACTAAAGACTTATTGTTTGCAAGGATGAGAATCAACGAGCCAGGGGCTGGTTATATTCATTTCTCAGACAAGCTTAACGACGAATACTTTCTCCAATTGACGGCTGAAAAGATCATCACGAAGTTTGTCAGAGGCTATAAGAAACGAGTCTTTCAAAAGATAAGGCCACGTAATGAAGCGCTTGACTGTATGGTGTATTCTATGGCCGCATACGCTATACTTAACGTGGATGTCAATACCATTTCTGATAGGATAAAATCTAAACCAGAACCCGAAGTTAAATCGGAACCTATCAGACCACAAAGGCCCTTTATTCCGACGATGAGTAAAGGATTCGTCAACGCATGGCGGTGAGAATGGCCCACACAAATTATTTTGACGAAATCCAAGAAGGTGAACCCAAAACGATCGTTGTTGGGGATTATCTTCAATGGAAAAAGACAGATCTTGCTGAAACATACGACCCGACACTGTATACCCTTACGTATATCGGAAGGATTGCAGGCGGTGGCAATGAAATCAACATCACTGCGACCAATGGCGGCACCTACTATTTAATCCAAGAATCATCAACGACAACTGCGACCTATAACCCTGGTTATTACCACTGGCAGTTAGAGATAACCCGAAACTCTGACGGTGAAAGAATCGTCGTAGATCGTGGTCATTCAGAAGTTGTTCCTGATCTAGACATTAACGCTAGTGATCCACGTAGCCATGCAGAGATTATGCTGGATAAAATCCAGTCACTTCTGCAAGGGAAGGCAGATGCCGACGTTTCTAGCTATTCAATTGCTGGTCGAAGCCTGACTAAAATGACTTTCACAGAATTAACCGAAGCTGAGTCTTATTTCGCAGCAAAAGTAACTTCTGAGAAAGCTAAACTAGACGCACAAAACCATAGGCCAACTGCCGCCACGATCAAGGTACGTTTCTGATGGGTTTACTAGATATTTTTACGAAAACGCCTGAGAAGACCAAGCAAATCGTCAAAAGGGAATACGCAGCGGTCAATACAGGCCGTCTTTTTGCGGATTTTAACGGTTCTGAACGGTCTGCTGACAGCGAATTACGCAATGCAATCAAGCCGTTAAGGAACAGATCTCGTGATCTGGCGATGAATAACGAGTATGCAAGGCGTTATTTTGAGCTTCTTAAGGTCAATGTGGTCGGTGAAAAAGGCGTATTTTTGCAATCAAAAGCCTTAGATTCAGTGGGTAATTTAGACCAATCAGGCAACACAGCGGTCGAAAATGCGTTCAAAATGTGGGGTAAGTTCGGGAATCCGACCGTTTGCGGCAAATTGTCATGGATTGACATCCAAAAGCTGGCTGTTGAGCTACTTGCCAAGGATGGCGAGGCATTTTTGGTCATTCACCGAGGCGCCGAGTTCCGAGATTCCATTGCATTGGAGTTTTTGGAAGCAGATCAGGTCGATGAGCAGTTAAACAAGAAATTAGACGGTGGCAACGAGATCCGCATGGGGATTGAGCTTAATAGGTTCAAGAAACCCGTCGCATATCACGTTTTGACCTATCATCCTGGCGATTACGACTACACCACGTCCAAAATGAGTCCAAAGCACGTCAGATTGCCTGCTTCAAGGGTCATTCATCTGTTCAAACAGATTCGTCCTGGGCAGACCAGAGGCGAACCTTGGCTTGCACCAGCCATTCCTGCGATCAAACAGCTAGGCGCATTCCGTGAAGCAGCGGTAATCAACGCTAGAGTCGGTGCGTCTAAGATGGGCTTCTTCAAGACATCAGGCGGCGATGGATTCTTAGCAGACGATTATGATGGCGTAACACCTATCGTAAATGCTGAACCAGGGACTTTCCATAGCCTTCCGCAAGGTGTTGACTTCCAATCCTTTGAGCCAGCGTTCCCTAGCAACGAATTTGACTCGTTCCACAAGTCTATATTGCGTGGAATCGCATCAGGCTTAGGTGTTTCCTATACCAGTCTGTCAAATGACCTAGAAGCAACGTCTTATTCGTCAATCCGTCAAGGTGCGCTAGAAGAACGAGACTTCTATAAGAACATGACGGCGTTTTTCATTGAGCATTTCATCAGACCCGTATTTGATCAGTGGTTAGATGCCGCAATGCAGATCAATTCGTTCGGAATCCCCTTGGCTCAATACGACAAATTCTCAGTCGCAGCAGAATTCCGTGGTCGTGGCTTTAGTTGGGTAGATCCACAGAAGGAAATGACCGCAGCAGTTACTGGGTTGCAGAACGGCATCCTGTCTTTAGGTCATGTTGCTAGCCAGTACGGAATGGACACAGAAGAGCTTTTATCTCAGATCGCAAGGGATAAAGCCTTGGCTCAACAGTTCGGGATTGAATATGCCATCGAACCTTATGGTGGCAAGCGAGAAGAACCTGTTGTCGAAGATGAAGCAGAACGAGATTTGAACGAAGCACTAGCCGAAAGTCTGAAAAGGGCATTCAGCGTTGAAGATTAACCAAGCGATTGCATTATTTATAGAACGTCTGCAAAGGCTTGATAACAAGCGACAAGAAGACGTTGATGAGCTTGCGAAAAAGATAGAAAAGGTTCGCAAGTTCAAGCTCATTCCTGGTGATAAAGGGGAACGAGGCGAGACTGGCGAACGTGGCCCGCAAGGTTTAGCTGGAAAAGATGGTTTAGACGGCAGACAAGGCGATCAAGGCCCACGAGGTGCTGCTGGCCCACAAGGGCCGAAAGGAGACAAAGGTGAACGTGGTGAACCAGGGCAACCTGGGGCCAAAGGTGATAAAGGCCCTAAAGGTGATAAAGGTGAAAAAGGCGATCCTGGGCCACAAGGAAAGAAAGGAGCCGATGGAAGATCTGGCCGCATACCAAGGCACAAGATCCAAAACGGAGCCATAGCCTTTGAGCAACGTCCTGGTGAATTTGGTGAATGGATCAAATTCAACATGACCAACCAGTATTATTCTGGTGGTCGTGGTTTAACGTGGACTGATTATGCTACGGGGTTTAGCGTTGAGCCTACATTGTTGGAAACAATCGCAGAAGGCGATGTTTACGAGTATACTTACAACGGCGGGACGAATGCATATCGATTAGTCGGAAATCCTACGGATGCGTTCTATTCAAATTATGATGCCGCAACGGATACGTTGACGGGTTTATTGGCTGAGAAACAAATTAATATCTGAGGTGAATAATGGCTTTTGAACCACTTGATTGGGAAATCACACGTTCATCAGGAAATATCCGTTATGTAGGCGCAGACCATGATGGAACTGCTGGAACTAACGGTAGAACGACTCCGACTTATGCCACGGTGATTGAATTCCACCGAGCATTGCAAGACTTCGCAGATGACGCAAGCTCTAGCGGTGATGATGAGTTGGATATTACGGATGACAACCCATCCGATCGTTCAACGGATAACATTATCACGCTGCTTGGATCTTATAACATCGATGATGCATCTTCAGAGCATCTCTATGATGGATCTATCATCCAAGGTACTGGCGCAACACGGACTGTCTATGATGGCATCGTGAACTTCGGTAATGCGCCAACAATCCAAATTGTTCAGAATGGTTCAGTCATCGCTGACGATTGGTGGAACAATGATCCTCAAGGTAACAGCTTGGGCCTAAACTCTGATCCTGCTGGCGGTATTTCGCATCGATTCATGGTTAAGACGATCTTGAACAATGCTGATGTTGATGGCCGAAGACTTTTAGGCTTGTCTCGTGATTATGGTTTCACGTATGCGGAATTCTCTATCTCTGCCACTGCACGAGGTAACAACGTTCTAGCATTGAGCCGATCAACTGACTTGAACAACGCTACAGCATCAGGAACGGTTGCGACTTGGGATTCATCAGCCACCACGCAAGGCTATGTATCCTTAGATGTAGACAATAACGGCGTTGATGAAAACTACTACATCCAGTGGGACTTTGGCACCAGAACAGCAATCAATGATCTGTACGAAAAAGTCAAATACATCACCAGGAACGGCACTGCCGAGACGTTATTTGGTCTGAATGGTCTTCTGTTCCGTGGTGTTACTCATGAGCTTTCATTAAGCGGGACGAACTCAGGAACGTTCAGCGCCTTTGAGCCAATTAGTTGGACTGGTGGTACTGGTCAAATGCTTGCTATCGATAATACGACAGCATCATCTGCTACCAAGATGTACATCCAGCTTTTAACTGGTACGGCTCCAGCTACTTCTACGCTAATCACTGGCGGCACATCAACTGCAACAGCAACGACTTCAGGCGCAGCTACGGAAAGAACGGTAGAATCAACGGCAGCCCCAGGGCTTGGTGTTTCTACGGGTTCAGCGATCATTGGCGCTTACGGTGTTGGTGTAACGCCTGCTGACTTAGGGCCAAGCGATAAAGTCTTTGATCTGACTAATACGCAGGTTACGCCGCCTAATAATGTAACCTTTAGCGTTACAGGCTTGGCAAGCGGTGAAGATAGAGTCTTGGTTGGCCCGTCTTCTGGTGGAACGACGTTGGACACAGCGCAATTGACGTTGAATACCACTTTGTCATCTGCGACGACTACAAGCGTTGTTGTTACTGCTACGATTCCTTCTGATACGCCAGCATCAGGAGTCATCCGAGTCCAAAACGATGATGGATTCTATGTAAGAGTTCCCTACACCAGCTATTCAGGGTCTACTTTTACAGTATCTTCTACGGACTTTAGTGGAACTAACGCAACGGCTCCGAGGAACGTTTGGATTGCATACATTGATGAGTTGGCAAGTTCTGCTTCGGCATCATTCACGTCAGTCTATAGCAGTGACAGAAGCCTTGTGGTTAAGGTCAGAGATGGTGGCGCTAGTCCGATCAAGGAATTCATCACTGGTGCAACCTTGGGTACTAACGGCGGTTCAGTAGCAGCGATTCGTACAAGTGACGCATAATGGCAATATCCGTATCTTGGAACGGCAACGGTCGGCAATATACGGCGAATAATGCGTCAGATACTGTTGTCGTTGTAAAGTATGCAGGATCTGGTGGTTCCCCATCCGCTGCTGCGGCTGATGGTTCCATTGAAGGCTCAACTGCGATCACTGTTCAGGTCAACAAGCAGGGAGTTGCTCTGTTTGTTGCCTTACCGTCTGCGCTTGACTTTACATCAACAGAATCAGGTCAGTTAATCTACGTCTGGGGTAACTTTCTGGCTGCTTCGCTACTAAACACTCAAGCCGCAAACGGTTTTGGGATTTGTTTAAGCTCTGGGACTCCTACAGCGTCCAATTATTCTCTGTATTCATTCTATGGATCAGATAATTACTCTGGTGGCTGGGTTCGTATGGTGTTAGATCCTAACGAAACAAGATCGGGTGGATCAGGCACTTTAAGCCTGTCTAACATTACTCATATCGGAGTTTTCGCAGACGTAGGCGGTACTACTGCACGTTTTGATAACTTGATTCTTGATGCTTGTGATGTTGGGACTGGTTTGACAATAACAGGAACAACGACAGGCGATACTTTATTTTCCGAAATACTTACGAATGAAGCTACTAACCGTTACGGTGTAGTGCGATCATTGAACGACGATGGGACGGCTATTGAGCTTCTTGGCAAGCTGGTCTTAGGGGATACGGCTGGAGCTTCTACGCTTTCGGATGTAGATTCTAAAATCTTCGCAGGAAACCCAAAGTATTATGACACAGCAGAAACTACGTCCGTTCCGCTTACGTCATTTGGCGTAGAAGTAGTCGGTGGAGCTAGTGCTAATTCACTGGCTTTAGGTAAAGCTGTCGGATCTACGGGTGGAAGAAACGGAATAGCGTTAGTCGGTAACGATACCTATAACGTTGGATTTGATTTTTCAGATGGTAATGTCAATACGGGTAATTACTACGGATGCTCGTTTGAAAACCTGAATGGTACGTTGAGTTTTGATTCATCAAGCCATAACTTCAAGGGAAATTCCATATCCAGTTGCGGCTCATTTTCGTTCGTTACAGGCTCAACAGTGTCTGAATGCGCTTTCGTAGCTAGCGGTCAGGTCGTCCTAAGCGGTAATGCAGCACTTAATGATTGCGTTATCACAAACAGCATTGCGACATCTGCTGTATCAACCAATAGCCTGAACAACTTAACTGATTGCACATTTACATCTAGCGGTACAGGACATGCAATTAATCTAGGTTCAGTCACGTCTAGTACGACTATGAACTGGAACAATAACGATTCCAACTATGCATCCACCGATGGCATAACGGGTAATGAAACAATCTTGGTCAATGTTTCATCAGGCCAGACGCTAACGATTAATGTTGGATCAGGTTATTCAACGCCGACAGTGAAAAATGATGGCGGCGGCTCCGTTTCGGTATCAGCAGGACAAGTCACAACGACGATCACCGTCAAAGATGTGAACACGCAAACTGCAATTCAGAATGCTAGGGTTTATCTGAAAGCCGATGCAGGCGGGCCATTATCGGCAGGGACAGTCATTATTAATGCGCTAACTGATTCAAATGGACAAGTATCAGATATCAGAAGTTTGGCGAGCAATCAGCCCGTTACAGGATATGCTAGGAAGGCGTCAGCCAGTCCCTTATATAAGAATGCACCGATCACTGGTACTATAAACAATGGGACAGGGTTATCAATCACAACCCTTATGATCCCTGATGAGTAACGTTCTGGAAAGAAATATCAACACAGTGTTTGAGCATTCAAAGCGGAACACTATGTTAATCAATGACTTAGAAAATAAGATTTCTGTACTTGAAGCCGAGGCATTATGGGCTAAAGCTCAAATGGACGATATGCGAAGACAGATTCAGATGTTACAAGTGAAACTTTTCAGTGGAGGTGCTACAAGTGGCAATATCCATTGATTGGCCGACTGGGGTAATTAACATCCCCAAAGCGGATCTGACGCTTATTCAGTCTAGCCCTACGGAAATCCGTCAATTAAACCTAGACAGCTTTAGGCTGATTCTGAAGGATCTGGAAGATTCCGATGAAGGTATGCCTTGGCCTTCTACTCACAACCATAATACATCCGTCACAGTTGGTGGAGTAACACTGGCCCGTGTGATTGAGATTATCAACGGCTATACAGTAACGTTTGAAAACGGACAATATGCTGTAAACCTGGTCGGCGCTAACTCTAATGTTGGCGATGTCGTGAATGTAAACCAAGTATCTGTCCGATCTGCTAACTCAGCAGGTCTGCAAGATTTGTCTGTCTTGTTATCAGCAGCCTATCAAGGGGAAGTCTGTGTAGACACGGTAAACGGTCAGGCAGGGACTGACGTGCCTATAGGTACAAGGACGCAGCCTGTTAATAATTTCGCTGACGCCAAATCTATTGCGGTTAAGGAAGGGCTGAGAAGAATACGCATTCTCAGTTCATGCACGCTAGACACAGTAGACTTCTCTGATGGTTATGTCTTCACTGGTGATAACCCAGGGACTGATGTCTTGACTATTGCGTCTAGTGCAACGGTTCAATATTGCGAATTCAACAACCTATCAATCCAAGGTACGGCGGATGGGAACAATATCTACCGTGAATGCGTCATGCTAGATATCGATTTTACATCTGGATTCATTTTCCAATGTAGTTTGAATGGATCAATCAAGATCAATGGCGGTGAGCTTCTAGCCTTGTTGTCCTGCTTCAGTAACCGTTTAGCAGGGACTCAACAACCAATCATTGACTTCAACGGTAACGGCCAGCTTATTCTCCGTGATTATCATGGTGCTATTGAGTTGAGAAATCATACCGATACAAATAATGACGGGGATCTGTGCTTAGACTTCTCAAGTGGCGTTTGTATCATCCATTCAAGCTGTACGGCTGGCTACATGCCAGTTCGTGGGGTTTGTCGGGTCGTGGATAACTCCAATGGGGCTAATGTAGTAGATGAAACGGTAAATAAACTGGTGAATACTAACGCAGCGTCATTAGGCGTCATCAATGTAGGCGTTCAGAAAGCATCTAAACTTATTCCACATAACACTGATATCTAGTAGAATCGATAACGATTAGCTATAAGGATCAAACTTATGGATCTTAGCATAACCGATGATTTGATCATCGAAACTCAAAAAGACTACGAAGCTATGGAAGATAGCATTCGTTCAAGCGATAAAGTTGAATATCGTGCCATCCACATGGACAAAGGCCCTATTGACGAAGAGAAGCGAACAGCAATGATCGCATTATCTTCAGAAGAGCCTGTTGAACGATCTTTCGGCATGGAAGTCTTAGAACATTCTGAAGAAGCCATTGACTTGTCATTCTTGGCTTCTGGAAGGGCACCGTTGCTCATGGATCATGATCCAAAGCAGCAAATCGGTGTAATTGAATCTGTCGAACTGGACAGCGAAACCCGTAGACTACGGGCTAAGGTGCGTTTTGGACGAAACGGTATCGCCGCTGAAGCGTTCGGAGATGTACTCGATGGAATCAAAGCCAACATTAGTGTCGGCTACTCCATAGCGAGAATGGAAAAGCGTGGCAAGGATACATACGTAGCCAAGTCATGGCGTCCAGTAGAAGCAAGTCTAGTGTCGATCCCTGCTGATGTGACAGTCGGCGTTGGTCGGTCAGACGAGCCTTCCCAAACCATAACTGTAACTGATAACTCTAAGGTGATTCCTATGGAAAACGTAGAAAACGCAGTTGACGTTGCGGCAGTACAAGCGGAAGCTCGTAAAGCTGAACAACGAAACGCTGCACAGATCGTTGAGCTTGGTGCTCGACACAACCAAAGCGAAATGGCTCAAAAAGCTATTCGTGAAGGCAAATCAATTGAAGAGTTCCGAGGCGAACTTCTTGAATCAATTGGTTCTCAAAAAGCCCTGCAAGCTGAAGAAATCGGCATGACCAACAAGGAAGTTAAGCGCTTCTCTTTGTTACGTGCTATCAATGCTTTGGCTAATCCCCATGACCGACGTGCTCAAGAAGCCGCTGCTTTTGAATTTGAATGTTCACGAGCCGCAGCCGAGCAGTATGGACGATCAGCACAAGGCGTAATGCTTCCTGCTGACGTACTCCGTAACTGGAAGCGTGACCTGAACAGCACCGACGAAGCATCATTGTTCACGGATGATTACCGTGGCGGTGAGTTCATCGACGTTCTGCGCAACTCTTCTTCTGTCATGCAAGCTGGCGCACGCATCCTGAATGGTCTTTCTGGCGATGTGAAAATCCCCAAAAAGGCAACTGCTGCTGCATCTAGCTGGGTAACTGAAGGTAACCCCGTCCTTGAATCAGAAATGACTGTATCTTCTGTCTCAATGACGCCACGGCACCTTGGTGCATTCACTGACATTACTCGACAGCTTCTTCAGCAGTCTTCTTTGTCAGTTGAAGCCCTTGTTCGTGATGACCTTGCTCAAGCTATTGCTCTGGCAATCGATCTTGGCGCATTGCAAGGCCCAGGGACTGGCGGCGCACCGACTGGTATCAAGAGCACTTCTGGAATCAACACTGTTGACTTCGGTACTGCTCCTGTCTTGGTTCCTAGCTTTGCACAAGTAGTAGAGATGGAAACTAAAGTTGCTGAAGACAATGCTCTTCGTGGCAGCTTGGCCTACATCATGAACGCTGCTATGGTAGGTGCATTGAAGACCACTGAAAAAGCAACTGGAACTGCACAGTTCGTAGTTGAGCCTGGCGGTACGGTTAAAGGCTATCGGGCCATCGTATCCAATCAGGTTGCATCAGGTGATGCCTATTTTGGCGATTTTGACTCACTTTTGATTGGTTTTTGGAGTGGCCTTGATATCCTCGTGGATCCATACGCAGGTGCTACTAGCGGTAATGTACGAATCATTGCAATGCAAACTTGCGATGTTGCAGTACGTCACGCTGTATCATTCTGCCTCGGAAACGACGGCGGTAGCTAATACCAACAATGATGAGCGGGGCTTCGGCCCCGCAAGTCTTGGTGATCTATGAAATATCAAGTATTGAAAAGCTGCGTCATTAATAGAACGCCTGTCAAGGCAGGTTCTATCGTTGACGTAACTGGTGATGAAGAACGAACGTTAATGTCATTGGGTAGAATTGCACCTTATGACGAACCCAAAGTAGAAAATCGATCAGTAGGCTTAGAAGAATCAGAAGAACAGCCTAAGCGTCGTGGCCGTCCTAAGAAGGCTGACTAATGCCCGTCGAAACTCAAGAAGATAGATTGATTATGCTGTCTGACTTTGGCGTTGACGCAACCTATACGCCTGACGGTGGGGCTGCTTCGGTGATCAAAGCAATCTTCTTGAACGAGTATTATTCTGTCGATGCAGGATCGGTGGGGATGGAAATGAGTCAGCCCATAGCTGTAATAAGAACGGCAGATGCCCCAAGTTTAGCGCATAACGATACTTTTGTTATTGAAACAATAACTTACAAGGCGGTCAATGTTCGTCCAGATGGAACAGGTATGACTGAGGTGGCATTAGAACAACAATGAGCCACGTAAGACAGCAAATCAGAGAACAAGTAGCGACCACAGTTACGGGATTGAGTACGACTGGATCTAACGTATTTCAGTCTAGGGTTTATCCGTTACAAGACGCAAACCTTCCAGCCCTTTTAGTATACTCAATCAGCGAAGATTCAAATGCCGATGTCATGGGTTCTACATTGGTAGCCCAAAGAGATCTAAATATCGTTATTGAAGGTTATGTCAAAGCTACTACTGATTTTGACGATACTGTGGACACCATTTGCGCTCAA